ACCATGACCACCACCCCAGTAACCATCACCACCACCAACCACGCCATCAACCCCCACGCCGTACCACCACAACTAGCACGCGGGTTCCTAGCCAGAGACACCAAGACAGGACCCATCGCAACACCCAACGGGCGCACTAGCGACACCGTCCGCAACGCAACCTGGCTCCCATCAGGACCGCCAGAGCATGGCGGCACCTGCCCAGGCGCATCCACCTACTGCCATAAAACGCCCGACGGAACACTCACCTGCTACGCCCGCCGCCTCGAACTAGGCCGCACCACCCTCGGCGCCATGACCACCAACCGCCTCACCATCTGGAAGAACCTAACCGTGACCGACAGAACCAACCTGTGCGCCGCCATCCTCCAAGAAACCCACCGAACCCAAACACAACCAGGACCAACAGCCCTACACAACGGCCACCCCGTACGCCAACCCACCCTCCGCATCGGCGCAGGCGGAGACCTAGCCACCACCCAAGACGGCCAAGCCTGGTCCGCCGCCATCGCCTGGGCCTACGACGAACTCCCCAACATACGCACCTGGCTCTACACACGCTCCTACGGCCTCGACCGACCCGACCCTGCCGAACCACTCGCCAACCTCACCAGACAACTCGACGGCCACCACCTCACCCTCTACCTGTCAACCGAGCCAACCATGACCGACAGAACCCGCCAAGCCCTAACCACCACCACCTACAGCCACCTACCCGTAGCCATCCTCGCCGACACCCTCAACCAAGCACACACACTCCTCGACAGCCTCGACCACAACCGAGACCGCCGCCGCATCACCTGCCCCGTCGACAGCGGAACCATGCCCATCACCACGCCCAGGAGAAACACCAACCACCACCAAGGCGCCTGCCACAAATGCAGAGCCTGTTGGGCCAACCCATCCGCCACCGCCCCCGACATCATTTTCATCCGACGGTAACCACCCTCAACCCACCCCAGCAGTACACCCAACGCGCACCAAGCCCACCCACCGAACCGCTACCACAACGGGCGTGCAGGCCGCCGAGGCCGTGTCGCCGTGTCGGCGTGTCGGCGGCACCGTTACCGTTACGAGTGCAGCGGCCCGGCAACGGTACAGGTAACGCATATTATCTACACTCTATCGGGCACAAGGCACCCACCCCTGGTGGGGGTACCCCCCGCTTCCCCAAAAGTATTATTACTTGAGGGCCGATGCGTGGAAGTTTTTGTAACTTGGCTGGTGGGGGGTGGTGTAGTACAAACGGGGCGGTGTTTGGGCGCGGGGGTGGTTTGTGGGGGGTTTCTTGGGCTTCTCCCCCTGTACGCTTGTGGCGAGACCCCTTTTGGGGGGCTCGCCACGTTACCGTTCTTTTTCCCTTTCCCTATTTTACGGGTTGCGGTGTCCCACTTTTGTACTAGTGGGTTGGTACAAAGTGGGTTTGGGACATGGGGGGTGTTGATGTGGAGGTGTTGTGTGATTCAGTCTGGTGGCGGTAGGGGGTGGTCTAGGGATCCTGTTTCGGGGGTTGAGGTGATGCCTGAGAAGTGGGCGTTGTTTTTGGATTGGTTGTTGGATGGGGAGGGTCGTGTGCCGTCGACTCAGAAGGATTGGGCTGAGTTGAATGGGGTTGCGGCTTCGACGGTTCGGAAGTGGAAGCGGGATCCGCGTTTTGTGCGTGAGTGGGATCGGCGTGCTACTGATTTGAATGTGCATCCTGAGCGCACTCAGTCGGTTGTGGAGTCTTTGTGGCGGGCTGCTGCGGGTGGGGATGTGAAGGCTGCTTCTTTGTATTTGCAGTATGTGGAGAAGTTTACTCCGAAGCGTCATGTGGTTGTTGAGGATGATCGTTTGGTTTCGGGGTTGTCTGATGAGGAGTTGGCGGCTGAGTTGGAGGGGTTGGTTGCTGAGGTTCGTGGGGGTTCTGGTGGGTAGGTCTATGGTTGGTCGTAAGGGTGTTGTGGGGGTTGGTGGTGGTCGTGATCGTTCTGTTGTTTTGAATCCTGGTGATGTTGAGCGGATGGGTTTCGATTTTGACGAGTTTGATGCTTTTGTTTCTGAGGGTACGGCGGATGTTTCTGAGGGTACGGCGGAGTCGGAGCGGAATCCGTGGGATTTGGTTGTGGATCCCGTGTCTGGGGAGTTGGTGACGCGGGAGTCTCGCGGGTTGTCGGAGGTTTCTCCCATCTTTCGAGGTGCTCTTTCTGTCGAGGTTGTGGATATTGATGATGCTGTGGAGGCTGTGGAGAGGCAGGCTGTTTTGGCTGCCAGGGAGTTGAATCTTGCGTCTGAAAGGTCGCCTGGGGCGTTTGAGGAGTTTCCGCCTGGTTTGGTGGATACTGAGGGCGCTGTGGAGGAGTTGTATGCTCGTGTGATGCAGGATTTGATTGCTAGTTATGGGACTCCGTTGCGGGAGAGCGATTATGGGGATCATGTTTGGGATGCGATTCACGCTGAGGCTGATCGTCGGGGTTGGCAGTACGATAATGAGTCTGGCAGGTTTGTTCCTTGGGATCCTGAGATACGGGAGCACTGGACGGATCCTTTGGGGTCGGGTCCGTCTGTGAATGAGTCGAGGGCTGTGGCTTCGTTGACGGGGTTGGAGGGGTTTGATTCGGTTCGGTTGCCGCCTGGTCCGCCTGGTGTGCAGGCGGGTAAGTTGCCTGTTTCGCCGCCTTCTCTGCGGCGGCAGTCGTTGCCTGCTGGGTCTCCTGGTTTTAGTGCCCCTGATTCGTTGTTGAAAGATTTGGTCGTACGCATGGGTGGTGAGCCGCCGAGGGTGGGGCGTGTCCACCCTGAGGGGTCTGGGGATGGGCGTGACGGTGGCGAGGATTATAAGCCTGGTGCGCCGTTGTCGGAGGAGCAGAGGAGAATCAATCAGCGTGGTTTGGAGGAGGCGCGTGATGTGTTGAGGAGGCTTGGTGGTAGTGTGGGAGATATGCCGTTGGAGCACAAGTTGGCTTTGGCTGCGGCTTTGGTTGGTGCTGGTTTGTTGACTGTGGGAACGGGTGGGTTTGCTGGTCCTGCGTTGATGGCTGGTGGCGGTTTGTCGTTGTTGGGTAACCAGTAATGGGGGTTCGTGCCTTTCATCCTGGGTTGGATTCGTCGGTTGGTGTTCGTTCGCTGCAGCCTCGTCGCCGAGTGTTGGAGGTTGGTGACCGTAATCCTGAGGTGGGGTCTTTGGATGCGCCGTTGTTGTCGGCGCAAGAGACTGCGCCGCGGGTTGATCCGACGGCGTATAGGGAACCCCAGGGCGGTAGTGTTGAACCTTCGTTGGGTTTCTTGACGGCGTTGACGCATGCGGTTGATACGCCAGGGCGTGAGTTTATACGGGAGCCGTTGTCGGCCGCTATGACGTACGCTTCTATGTCGGAGGCTGAGGGGGTCAACTGGGGCGATTGGTTCAATGGGCGGCGTTGGCGTGAGGCGTACGACACGGCCCAGGATCGTTCTATTGGTCAGGCGGTTGCTCTTGCTTTTCTTTCATCGGGGGATGAGGGTAATCGGGTTACGGATGAAGATTTTCTTATGCGGCATACGATGGACAAAGGTCCAACTTCTGACTACGGGTCCATGTCGGCGATTGTGGATGCTGCTTTTAGGATGAATCCTATTGATCCGCTCAACTTTGGTCTTCGTGCTTTGATTCGTCTTGGCCAGCGTGGTTCGGCAGCGTTGGGGCGTGCCGCTGTGAATGAGGGCATCTCGTCGGGACAGTTGATGGATCCTGGCAGGTTTTATTCGTTGCAAGATGAGGCGGTTGATGTCAAGGCGTTTCTTGACGACATGCGGAGTGGGCGTCCCGATCCTGACGTATATCAGCAATACGCTGACATAGTGGTTGACGGTGTTACTTCTCCGCAGAACTTTGGAAATAACACGATTAGGACAAGGGATGTTTTGGGGCTTCGAACGGTTCGGCCTGGCCAACTGTCTGAGCGGATCAATCCCAATAAGAGCATCGACGACGTTTGGAACAGGGGTCCAACGGAGGGTGGCTCGGGGCGCCCTTCTTCTGGGATAAATCACTATTTGAAGGAGGCGGGTGCGAACAGGCTGTCGGAGCCAGCGCATATCGAGCGTGTGGCGCACCTTGTTGCAAACGATTTGCAGGAGATTGTTGTCAGGTCGGTCGATGCGGTCGGTGTCGGTTCGACAATGCCGCTGTTGCGGACGCAGGTGCGAAATAGTCCTATTGGCCCGTCGGCGTCAACGACTCCTCCTACGGGTTCTTTGTTGACTCCAGCGAGTCATCTGCCTTGGGCACAGCAGCGGCAACACGACATTTTGGAAATGGTTGTCAATCCCCGCAAGGACATACTGACCTCTTTTGACGCCCGCGCCGCTGGTGCCATTGGTGAAAGCGAAGTGTTGTTGAATCCTGCGACCATTGCTGCGAATACGGTACGGTCAAGTTCCTCTATGCCTGAAGCAGTATTTGGACCTGGCGTGCATTCTTTGCCTCGGTCGGGCCAGGCCGCGAACCAGTCGACGGACGACTTTATGAGGTGGCTGCTAACAAATAAGTGGCTTGGAAGCAATCCCGCCCCTGGTTGGACCCCTCCGTATGCGGTGCCGCCTCAGGCGTTTACGGCATCCCAGGCAGGTTTGTTGGAGGCGGCTTTGTTGGAAACTCAAAGGAGGGGTTAGTTGTGACCAGGGGTGAGAAGAGGCGGCGTAAGGCCCGCAACAAGGCACGGCTTGATGCTGGCGTGCAGCGCCGCGTGTTGGAGCGTGCCGAGTTTGCTGCGTTGGGTGTGAAGCCTGCTTGGTGGAGTTTGGTTGGCAAGTAGGGTTTTGTTTGCCGTTGTTGTCGCTGCGGTGTTCGCTGTGGTCGTGTACGCTATCCATGAGGCTCTGGACAGGGCTGCTGATGGGTTGACTTTGGGAAGGTGATGTTGTGGCTGAGTCGTTTGATGAGTGGTTGGCTGAGGGGATAAAGAAAAGTTGGTGTAGTCCTCCTGTGTGTGCGACGCATGACGGGTTGCCGTCTACGGCTGAGGAGGACGAGTTGTGGTTGGAGGAGGATCCTTGCCAGTTTGTGATCCGCCCGTACGCTTCGGTGGCGGAGCGGGGCCTGGTTGAGGCGAATCATCCTCCGTCGGTGTGGCGCAACGAGTGGCAGCCTCGTTTGAGATTGGTTGAGTAGTTGTCGCGGTTGCAGGAGTTGCGGCAGGAGGCCGAATGGCGTCGTTGCCGTGATGATGAGAAATATTTTTTGGAGAAGTATTGGTGTATTGCGCACCCTGCGCGTGGCCGTGTGTTGTTCAAGTTGCGTGATGCTCAGGATGAGGCGTTGCGTCAGTGGGCGGCGAATCGTTACAGTTTGACGTTGAAGGCTCGTCAGATTGGTTGGACGACGTTGGTGGCTGCGCACCAGTTTTGGTTGGCGTTTTTTCGTGATGATCAAAACATTATTGATCTCAGCCGCACTGAGCGTGAGGCTGTGTTGTTGTTGAGGAAAACGAAGTACGGGTTCAAGCATTTGCCGAAGTGGATGGTGGCGAGGGGGCCTGATTCGTTGGTGGAGCATCAGCAACGCATGTCGTTTGAGAATGGTTCGATGATTACGTCGATGCCGTCTGCGTCTGATCCTGCCCGTGGCGAGTCTGCGACGCTGATTGTTGTGGACGAGTGGGCGTTTCTACCGAATCCCGAGGAGGCGTGGGCTTCGATTGAGCCTGTTGCCGATGTGGGTGGCCGCATCATTGGTCTCAGCACGGCGAATGGCAGCGGAAACTTTTTTCACCAGTTGTGGACTGGTGCGGAAACTGGTGCCAATAGGTTTGAACCTATGTTTTTTCCGTGGTCTGCTACGGAGGATCGTGGCGATGCCTGGTATGAGGAAAAGTGTCAGTCGATGTTGCCTTGGCAGTTGGCTCAGGAGTATCCGACGACTGCGGAGGAGGCGTTTGTTCGTTCTGGGAACCCTGTGTTTGATTTGGATGTGTTGGATGTGTTGTTGCGGGGTTGTGTCAGTGGCGATGAGGGGTGGCTGCATGCTTTGCAGCCACGGGTGTTGGAGTTTCGGCAGTGAGTTTCGTTGTGTGGGAGAGGCCGCAACCCCAGGAAGCGTACGTGTTGGGGGTTGATACTGCTGAGGGGTTGGGGCATGGCGATTATTCGTGCATCCAGGTGTTGTCTGTGTCGTCTGGGGTGCAGGCGGCGGTGTGGCATGGGCATATTCCGCCTGACGAGTTGGCTCAGGAGGTGTTCAATGTCGGGTTGTGGTATCGGGATGCGTTGTGTTGTGTCGAGTCGAACAATCATGGTTTGACGACGTTGACTGTGTTGCGTCAACTGGGGTATCCTCGCCTTTTTCGTAAACGGTCGTTGAACAAGGTGTCGGATAGGGTCACGCAGGAGTATGGGTGGAAGACGACTCGTACGTCTAAGCCGTTGATGATTGACGATTTGGCTACTGCGTTGAAGAACGACGAGTTGGTGTTGCGCGATAAGCACACGGTTGCCGAGTTGCGTACGTTTGTGCGCAATGAGCGGGGGTCGATGTCTGGGTCGCCGTTTGATGATCGTGTCATGGCTTTGGCTTTGGCGAATCAGATGCGCAAGTATGCGCATGCACCCGAGTTTGCTGTCGAGGTGGACGACTATTGGACTGTCGACTGGTTTCGCCGCCAGGCGGACTCTCACGGCGAAAATCCGTTTCAAATCGGGGCTAATGCTGTCCGTGGGACGGCAAGTGGGACACCTCGTCCTTCCTGATGAGGACTTATCGGTTCTTTCCCATTATCAACCACGGAGATATTTTCTGATGGCAACCAAGTTTGTGTCGCATACCAGTGGCACTCAGACCGTTGACGGTTCCAAGGGTCGCAACAACAAGTTGGATCGTGGCGGCAGTGTCGCTGCGAACCGTGTGACCGAAACGGGGTCGCAGAAGCCGACCGTGCGCATCGGTGGCGATACCACGGGTTCTGACGGCGGTGGCGACAAGGGTGCCGCTGTGAAGGTTCGATCCACCCCCGAGAACCAGCATGGTCTCAGCGGCAAGGTCGAGCCTGCTCACAAGCAGCCGTAGCGGTGGCGGTTTTGCCGCCCGATGCGTCGTTCAATGAGTTCGCAAGATACGTTGAGGCCCATCAGGGGCCGAAGACGCGTCTGGAACTCAACGAACTTTGGGCGTGGCGCAAGAAACTGGCTGGAGTCAAGTTTGACATGGGCCGCGGGCATCGCAGCACTTTGCCTGCCGACGAGCAAGACCTCACGATGAACGAACGCGAAGCAAAAGTGGTTGCTGAAGCGAAGGCTCAGGGCCGCAACATTGAACCTGTCGGGTCAAGGTGGGTTTAGGTGGCTCGTAAGACGCGTTCGGAACGGTTCGATGCGTATAAGCGTCGCCTGGAGTTGGCCCGCAAGTGGCGTGACGACGAGGGCTACGACGAGACCTGGCGCAGGCTCGGTGATTTGTACCGTGGGAAGCATTGGCCGTCCACAACAGTTACGCAGTCGGATCTGATCGCTGTCAATCTGGCGTTTTCGACGATCAATGTGATTTCGCCGTCTGTTGCGGTGAACCATCCAAAGATTGTGGTGTCGGCTACGACCCCACAGGGTGCGGAGCGTGCGGCCACCAATGAGGCCGTCATCAACTATTTGTGGCGGCATCACGACTATCAGAAGCCGTTTCGGCGTGCCGTCAAAGATTTTTTGATCTTTGGCCACGGCTGGTTGAAGGTCGGTTGGCGGTTCGTTGAGCAGGAACGCTCCCTGGGGGACCTCGACCTGGAAGCCCTGTACGCTGAACAGGTCGCTGTCGCTGACGCTGCCGCCGTGCAGATGCCCGAGTTCGCTGGGGAACTACCCACAGATGAAGAGATTTCAGCGAATCTGCCTACAACAACCATGACGATTGTGGAGGATCAGGCGTTTGTCGAACGGGTTTCCCCGTTCGACGTATTCGTTGACCCTGAAGCAACCTGCATGGATGATGTCACCTGGATTGCGCAACGCATTGTGCGGTCCCTGGAGGATGTCCAGTCGGACAAGCGGTACAAGCCGTCGGTGCGGAAACGCCTAAGTGCCGATGCGGGTGTGAAGGGAGCCCGCGAAGACGGTTTGGGCGGAACAGAGCAGTACGTTGACGACGACCGTGTAACCCTGTACGAGTACTACGACATCGAGTCAAATACCGTCAGTGTGTGCGCCGAGAACGGCGACGAGTTCCTTCTTGATCCGACCCCCATGCCGTACGCGTACGGTCAGCCGTTCGTGATGCTAAGGAACTACGACATTCCTGACAGGTTTTACCCGTTGGGTGATTTGGAGTCGATTGAATCGCTGCAACTGGAGTTGGATAAGACCCGTTCGCAGTTGATGAATGACCGTAAACGCTACGCCCGCAAGTACCTGTACCACGAACGCAGTTTCGGTCCCGAGGGCCGCGAGGCCCTGGAATCTGACGACGATGGCCGTTTGGTGCCCGTGGTCGATGAGAACAAGCCGCTGTCTGAGGTTGTCATGCCGATGCCTCAGACGGCGCTAAGCCCCGAGATTTACGCTTACAGCAACATTATTGAACAAGACATCAACACGGTCAGCGGTGTAAACGAGTACGCCCGTGGGCAGATGCCTGAGATTCGCCGTACGGCCACTGAGGCTTCGATTATTGCCGATGCCGCCAATGCGCGGGCTGCCGACAAGTTGGCGATTGTGGAGTTGGCTATTGGGCAGATCGCCAGGCGTGTCTTGCAGTTGATGCAGCAGTACATGACTGGTGAGCAGGTTGCCCGTATCGCTGGTCCCGACGGTAACGACGAGTTTGTGGCTTATGCCCGTGAAGACATTGTGGGCGAGTTTGATTTTACTGTTGAGGGTGGTTCCACTCAGCCGATCAATGACACGATTCGCAAGCAGCAGGCCATCAGTTTGTTGAATGCTGTTGCGCCTCTGGTGGGAACGGTGATTGATCCTGCACAGTTGGCTTTGCATGTGTTGCGCGACGGGTTCGACATCAAAAATCCCGAAAAGTTTATGATGCAGCAGCAGCCGATGGCCCCCGAGGGGCCTGAGGGTGCTCCTCCTGGCGGCGGAATGCCGCCCAACGGGGCGATGCCGCCGCTGCCTGCCCAGGGCGGAGCATTTGCTCCTACGGGTGGTGTTCCTCCTGAGTTGTTGACTCAGTTGGAGGGACAAATGGGGATGGAACTTCCCGCTTTGTAACAAAGTGGGACACTGCAACTTTCTATCAGGAACAACCAAATAGGATTCCTAGGAGGCTAAGTGCCAGAATCAGAACCAACGGACCCCACCGACGAGGTGGACATTCCAGAGGCTTCAACAGAAGAACCCACAGAAACCGTCGAATCGGAAACATACACCATCAAGGTGGATGGTGAAGATCAGTCGGTCACGCTGGAGGAACTTCAAAGCGGATACCAACGTCAGGCGGATTACACCCGTAAGACGCAGGAGTTGGCATCTGAACGTCAACGGTTGCAGCAAGCCGAAGCCATCGCCAACGCGTTGGAGTCGGATCCTGCTGGGACAATCACAGCGTTGTCTACTGCGTTTGGTGTGTCGGACACCCAGCCGTCGCCCGAGTCGGATGATTCGTGGGACGAGATGGACCCGACGGAGCAGAGGATAGCGAAGATCGAATCCCAGTTGGAGGCCCAGGCTGCGGCCGCTAGGCAGCAGGCCATTGACAAGGAAGTTGTCGGATTGAAGTCCAAGTACGGCGAGTTTGACGAGCGTGCGCTGTTTCAGCATGCGTTGTCTAACGGGATTCCGAACTTGGACGCCGCGTACGCTCACATGAAGTTCCGCGAGGTGTCCGCTTCTGCGGCGCAGGCGCAGGCTGACCGTGAGGTAACCGAGGCGAAACGGGACGCTGTGTCAGTCGAGGGCGGAAAGACCGTTCAGGCTGGTGCCGTTGTGTCGAACAACGCTGGGAAGCAGGCAGGTTCAATCCGTGAGGCTTTCGCTTTGGCTAAGAAGCAGTTGAGTTCAACCTGATCTCACATACCTCTAACAGAAGGAAACCATCATGGCTGGCAACAGCAACTTTGATGAGATTCTCTCTACCACGCTGAATAACTATGTCCCCAAGTTGGTGGACAACATTTTCTCAGCGCGTCCCCTGTTTTATGCCCTGACTAACGGGCAGACGATCAGGCGGATCAGTGGTGGAGCGAAGATCGTCGTTCCAATCATCTACGGCACGAACAGCACCGCTGGTTCGTACGCCACCACGGACACTATTTCCACGACTGCTCAGACAGGCATTTCGGCCGCTGAGTACGACTGGAAGCAGTACGCCGTGACCGTGACCATCAATGGTCTTGAGGAAGCCAAGAACAACGGCGAGGCTCAGATCATCGACCTGCTGGAAGGCAAGATCTTCCAGGCTCAGGAAACAGTCATTGAAAACATGAACACCATGTTCTTCGCTGACGGCACGGGCAACTCCAACAAGGACTGGGAAGGCATCGCAGCAATCGTGGATTCCACGGGCACTGTCGGTGGCATCGACCAGTCTGGCTCTGGCAACGGCTTCTGGGCTTCAACCGAAACCGCTTCGGGTGGTGCGATCACCACCGCGAAGATGGCGACACTGTACAACAGTGTTTCGGTTGGCAACGATCAGCCGTCGATCATCATCACCACACAGGATGTCTACGAGGACTATGAGGCCCTTCTGACAGACCAGATTCGTTACACCGACACTGATGTCGCTGACGCTGGTTTCCAGAACCTCATGTTCAAGGGCGCACCTGTCACGTTCGACGGTGCATGCACCTCGCAGGTGATGTACATGCTGAACACCAAGTACCTCCAGTTGGTAGGTCACTCGGATACGTGGTTCAAGCCGACACCGTTCGTGCGGCCCACCAATCAGGACGCTGTGTACTCACAGATCCTGTCATACGGCAACCTGACCTGTTCCAACAGGGCGCGTCAGGGCAAGTTGACAGGCGTCACCTGATCCACATAATCGGCGGGGGCGGCGTGTTCTCCCTTCCCCCATCGGCCAACCGCCGTCCCCGCCCCTCATGTTTCCCAGGAGACCGACATGGCACGCGATTTCGCTATCAGTTACGGAACAAGGACTCGTCCTGCTGGTCAACCAGCGGGCAACATGCGCGAGGTTCGTTCTGAACGTCACGCAATAAGCCGTGAACGCAACCTGGCTCGCATAAACCCTACTCCCACTCACGATCCGAAACCTTCGGGGCCTGTGTGTAGGGAAACTACGGTGGCGGGTGAGCCTTGTAAGGCTCGACCTGCCGAAGGAACCGATATTTGCATGTTTCATGCACGGTTGGGTGAATAGTGGATATTTCCACGATGCGCTCGTACATCAGGAGCGTTGTTGACATTGATTCGTCTGACATCACAGACGACACCCTCAACCGTTTCCTGGGTGAGGGCTACGACGTAATCGTCTACAGCGAGAAACGGTGGCCGTTTTATGAAACGTCCACAACGTTCTCTACGGTTGCGTCCACGAAGGATTACAGCCTGGCGACTGTGGGAGCGTCGGTCACGAATGGTTTGCGGGAGATTGCTGCTTTGCGAACCGATGACCATGTGTTGACGTTTATTGGCCGCGACGACTCTGACAGC